GAGGCGCTTGAGCGCGAGGGCGGCGATGTCGGGGAACCCGTACGGCGTCCCCACCAGACCGGCGGCGGCCTCGCCGATCAGGGCCCGCTGCGCGTCCGTCAGGGGCGGGGAGACGATCACGTCCCCCGCCCGCACCCGCCCCCGCACAGCACCTTTCAGGTCCGCCTCCACCGTGGCCCCGTCCTCGCTGGTGACGAGGCGGACGTGGCAGTACCGCGACAGGTCGAACCACGTCACCGCATGCCCCAACGGGTTCACGGGCCGGAACAGGGCAGCATCCCCCGGACGCAGGACAGTCACGGTCGCCTCCAGGTTCGGTGCCAGCGGGGAGTGATGAGGGCCAGCCACCACGCACGCACACGGCGGGGCGCTCGGCTGGTCATGCGGTCAGACCACATCGGCGGTGTGTTCCGAGGTGTGTCCGGTGTGCGTCCCAGCTGGTGTAGGCGCGGTGGCAGGTGGGGCAGACGAGGGTCATTCGGTGTCCCACGGGGTCAGGCCGAGCCTGTAGCCGCGGACGAGGTTGGGGTATCGCGGGGCGCATTGGGGGCATGCGGCGATGTGCTCGAGCCCTTCGGGGGTGAGGGTGTCGCTGGGCAGCGGGCAGCGTTCGACACGCCGCGGGAGAGCTGCGATGGCTTCGAGCTCGGGGGATTCGTCGGGGCCGTCCCAGTCGTAGGCGTCGTCGGGGATGAGCCAGGCGAGGACGGCGATGAGCCAGTGGGCGAGGCGTGCGCGCATGGGCGCTACTGGCGGACGGCGACGCCGTCGAGGAGGCGGGCGAGGGCGGCGGCTTCCTTGTAGCCGGAGAGGCCGACTGCGCGCTTGACCTTGCCGCCGTCCTTGGCGTCGCGGTAGCTGAGGACGGCGCCGCTGTGGGTGCAGACCTTCCAGGGGTGGACGTCGGTTCCGGTGAATGTGCGTGCCATGGTGGGCGGGTTCCCTTCCGGTGGTGGTTCAGTCCTCGCGGGTGACGGGGTAGGCGATGTGGACGCCGGTGTACAGCCCGGTTTCGGGGAAGTAGCGGCGGAGGTGGTGGGCGCAGAAGTACAGGCGCCCGCCGGTGGCGGTGAGTTCGAGGCGGGCGACGCTGTGCTGGGGGCACCGGTCGCACGACTGCCCGTCCATGGTCAGACCTTGCGCCATCCGGCGCCGAGGACAGCCTCGACGCCGTCGATAGTCTCGTGGGCGCTTGTCTCGTAGCCGCCCGCGGCGGAGACTGCCGTGAAGAGTCCCAGCACGTCCTTGAGTGGGATGCCGTTGACCTCGGCCAGGATGGCCAGACGGTTGACCTCGGTCTCGTACAGCAGGTGGCCTTCGACCTCTTGAAGCTTGCTCATTCCTCAGAATCCTCTAGTTCGTCAGTGGATGCGGTATTCGGCCCATTTGCCGGGCAGGTGCGCCCCGATGAGGAACGTGGTCGTCCCGGGCCTCGAGTACATGCCGGTCGCGTCGGTGTGCCACTTGGACCCGGGGTCGACTGTGGTGGCCTGGATGCGGGTGTAGGGGCCGTAGTCGGTGAGGGCGGCGTGGTGCTTGTGCGCGGTGTGCCACAGGTCGGGGATGTACCGGTGGGCCTGGGTGAGGTACTGGGACTGCTTGGCGAGCCAGTCCTCTTCTTTGCCGGTGATCTTGTGCCCGTGGGAGAGGGGCATGTTGACGCCGGCGGCGGTGACGCGGGTGATCATCTCGTCGCGGGGGATAACCCAGTCGACGTGTTTGAGGGCGTCGTGGCTGGTGCAGATGAGGCGGAGGGTGTCGGCGATGAGGCCGGTGGCGTTGTCGGCGTCGTCGGTGATGTTGTCGCGGCCTTGGCCGCGGGAGAGCTGGCCGTGGTTGCAGAGGGCGGCGGCGTAGGTGACCTTGGGGAACAGGGGCGCGAGGGCCTTGATCCAGGCGAGGTTGGTCTCGACGGCGAGGCTCAGCTGGTCGCGCATGTTGAGGTCGACGGTGTGGGTCTGGGATGCGTAGGACCCGGCGACGTTCTCGGTGTGGTCGCCCATGTTGGCGAGGATCAGGTGGTCGACGCCTTTGAGGGTGTCGGCGTAGTGGACGATCGACTCGAGCGATGCGGCGAGGCGGCGGAGGGTCCCCGGGGTGCCGTCGCCTTCGCCCTTGCCGAGCTGCCAGTCGGCCATGGATACGACGAGCGCGGCGGGCGGGTGCGCGACGGGCTTCGGGGTGGCGGTGGGTGCCCAGCCGCGGATGGAGTCGGTGAGCCTGTCGACGTCGAGCAGGCCGGGGCCGGTGGCGGGCTTGGGGCGGACGTTGAGCAGTTTGTTCCAGAATCCGGTCCCGGACGGGTGGGAGGTCCAGCCCCAGGTGAAGGTCACCCGGTCGGGGTCCTGCCCTTTGGAAGCGATGAAGGCTCGGTAGTCCTCGTAGCCCCAGGGGTCCTTGGAGTACTTGACGTAGTTGGAGGTGCCGTCGGGGTTGTGGGTCTCGGACTCGCCCGCCGCAGTGGTCTCTTCGGGCTCGTGGCGGTAGCGGCATTTGCCGGTGGCGGCGTCGATGCGGTGCCGGTATTTGCAGCGCTGGCCCATGGGTGTGTCCTTCCGGTCCCGATGCTCGTGCGGGGTGGTGGTGCCCGACAGTTGTGCTACCGCGTGGCGGGCGTTGGCGGTGTTCTTCCGTCCCGGGCGGCGTGGTTGCGTGACTTCCGGGCGGCAAGTGTGGGCGGCAGCATCGTGCCGAAGTTGAGCCAGCAGGGTCGCGCCGCCGTCGTCACGGGGTCTGTTCGGCGCGATCCTGCCGGCAAGTTCGTGCGCCGCGCCCGATCCCCGCCATTCCGGCGGGAGTAGGGGGCGCGACTTCCCGGTCCCCCAGCGGAGGCGGGCTGGTTATTGGGTGCGGGCGGTGGGCCTCGGGGCAGGGAAGGAGGCTGCAGGGCGCGCTTCGCACGGTGAGCGGTCGTGCTACTGGACCGCCCGCACCCGGACATGGGGTCACAGCACCCGGACGTAGAAGAAGCCCCAGACGACGGGGGGATCGTCTGGGGCTTCCCCGAATTTGGGCGCGGTTAGCGACAAATTGAGGGTACCACACCTTGCATGTTGTTGCAATGCAAGATCATGCGGTCTTGCGCGAGGCGAGGGCGTACACATCCGGGAGGGCGTACAGGGCGTAGACGCGCTTGCCCTCCCGGTGCTCCCCGACCGGGAGAAGATGGCCGCGCTTGACCCAGTTCTCCACGTCCTTCGCGGTCGTGGCGATCCCGGCGCCGGTGAGGCGGCGTGCGGCGTCCGCCGCCCGCAGCGGCGTGCCGTCCCCCCCAAGGGCCTCGAGGACCCGGCCGACCCGGTAGGCCCGCACACCGTAGGTCTCCCCGCACACGTCGCAGCGGGCCTCGAGCTCCCCCTCGTAGGCCAGGGCCTGCCCCGGGCACTCCCCCACGGTGCAGGGGCCGAGGATGACGCGGGCGGCGGGGGGCTCGAGGACGAGGCGGGCGCGGTGGTACGCGAAGACAAGTTCGGTGCGGAACTGCAGGATGGCCTCGTGGCGGGCGAGGAGGCGCAGGTCGTGCCGGCGCGCGTGCTCGTGGAGGTTGCGGAGGGTGTCGTGGGCTTCGAGGGCTTCGACGTTCAGGGGTGGGCGGGACCCGGTGGAGGGGGCGCGGACGGCGGCTCCGGCGCGGGCGGTTTTGTTGATGATGGGGCGGAGTTGGCCGAGGGTGTAGGGGATGCGGGCGACGTCGGTTTGGAGGGTGGTGTAGCAGGTGGTGCAGAGCCAGGGGTGGCCGGGCCGGGAGCAGGGGCAGTCGGTCACGTGTCGGGTTCCTCCTCGTCGGTGGCGGGCTGCGGGTCGGGGACGGTGCGGGGCCGGGGCACGTCAGGCCACACAATCTCCGTCATGCGGTCTCCCAGTCTGTGGTGGTGACGTAGCGGCGGACGGGCTCGAATCCTGGATCGAGGTACCCTGCATCGGTTGCCAGACGCTTACCGACCCAGCGGCGCGCCGTCACCTCATCGCGGCACCTGTCCACATCGCCGCTGTCAGCGAACTCGAGATTGGTGACCCGCACCCCCCATTCCTCGCGTGCGTCTGCCCGTAGTGCCTCCCAGACCTTCTCGGCCTGATGCGCGGCGAGGGCGGCGGGGAATGTTGCGTGGCTGTCGGTATCACAGCGTGCGTGGCATCCCCGGCAGAGGATGCCGTCACTGTCAACATCGAACATGTAGTCGTCGTGCTCGCGGAGTACGGCGGCGATGTCGGTCACGGGGTCTCCTTGGTGTCGTGGCGGGCACGGAGCCAGCGGTGGATCGCTTCGAGGTCAGTGGCGTCGTCCGGGTGCGCATTCCCTGCTCGGATTTCGGCGTAAAGGTCCGACAGTTCCCCTCGCGCCCCCTCGGCGAGTTCGCGGATGATCTGGGCGCGAAGGGCAGGGTACGCGGCAGACAGGGCGGCGAGGGCTTCGTTGCGACATGCCGCGCAGATGAAAGCGGGGTCGGCGCAACTTCCGCACGCTTGCTCTTCAGCGATGGCTTCCGCCGCCTTCTCGATGGCTTCGGCGTTCGGCTGGTGGTCGGTCATGGCGTCACCGTGTTCCCGTAGTTGGCCCGGCAGGTCGCCCCGGAGATGTCGCCGGTGACGACGGGGTAGGTGCGGATGCTGGGGTTGATGATGAGGGTGTGGAGGGGGCCGTTGCCGTCCGTCAGGGTCGACTCGCAGGCGTCGGAGGCGGCGTGGGTGCCGTTCTGGCCGCCGACCCACACGTCCACCCACACGGTCACACCCGGCGCGGAGCCTGCCGTGTTGTGGCAGGCAGTGTTCTGGGGGGTGGGGCCGTCGCCGCAGGTGTCCTCGACGATGAAGTACTTGCGGAGGTTGGGGATGTAGATGCGGGTCCCGGCCGGGTAGTCGAGGGTGTCCTTGCCGTTGACGATGGTGTGGCCGACGGCGACGGTGGCGGGGTCGGCCCAGGTGCCCGTGCCGCCTGCGGTCTTGTGGGTGACGGGGTTGCTGATGGTGGTGGACCCGGCGGGGGTGTTGTCCCAGTACCCGTACCCGGTCGTGTACCCGGTGCGGATGACCGTGCCGGTCTCGGCGGCGGCTGGGGTGGGGGTTCCTGCGGCCTGCGGCGCCACAGTCGGTGCCGGGGTGGGTGCTCCGCGCTTGGTGATGTGGAAGTCCGTGCCGGACCCGGTCGCGTCGTAAGTCGACACGTTCCCGGCCGGGTCCGTCCACGTCCCGGTCCCGTGACCTTCGGCGGCAGCGCAGCCGGACAGGGTCAGGGCCGCGACGGCGGCGACGGTCAAGGCCTTCGGGGTGCTACTCATACTCGCCGTCCTCCGGGGTGTCGCTGCAGGCATAGTCGTAGGCGTCGTCCTCGCAGCCGGGGCAGTCCTCGTCGGGGGCGAGGGTGATCCCGTGCCGGTCGCACGTGACGGGACGGTCGGGCTCCTCGAGCCACCGCGCCTCCGCGGCGGCCATCGCGCTACCGCTCATCACGGACCGCCTCCTCGTCGTCGTGGTGGAGGCAGTCGGTGCAGTAGCCGCGGCCGAGGGTCAGGTGGTGGCAGCCGGGGCAGACGCCGGTGGGCTGGGCGGTGCGGCTCACCGGGCACCCCCGATGAGGCGGCGGTACTGCTGGAGTGCGATGGCCCCGGACTCGCCGAGGTGCCAGTGGACGAGCTCCTGGGTCATGCCGTGGTCGTTGAAGCCGACGATCTGGGGGTACGCGTCCGCGAGGATGCGGGCTGCCTTGGGGGTGTTCACGCTGCGGCCTCCTTGCCGGTGATGGTGACGAGCTGGTGGGGTGTGAGGAGGACGGTGAAGGTCACGTCGCGTCCGGTGCGGATGTCGAGGTGCACGGACGGGCCGTGCATGGTGATCTGCACGAGCTCACCCGTCAGACGGATGGTGCCGCCCATGGGCGTGGTGATGGTCTTGCCGAGGTCGACGTGGCCGAGGCGGCCGGCCGCCACACGGGCGGTCACAGGTCGGCTCCTACGGTGTCGGCGGGTGCGGGCTCCCCCAGCGCGGCGGCCTCGGCCTCGAGGAGGGCGGCGGCGTCGCGGAGGCTGTGCTTGAGCTCCCGGGTCAGGGACCAGGCCCCGGCCTCGGGGATCGCGTCGGCGAGCCCGCGGGCCTCGGCAATATGCCGTGCGAGCTGCTTGATGGCATCGGCGCCCATGGTCAGGCCACCTCATATCCGGCGGAGCGGAGGGCCTCGGCGTGGTCGAGGGTCCCTTTCAGCGAACCGTCGAGCTCGCCCCAGTCGGTGACCTTCCCGCTCCTGTCGGCGCCGAAGATGTAGGTCTCGGTGGCCTGCCAAGCTTCGAGTTCGAAGCTGACCAAGGACTGGAGGGTGGCAGCCGAGACGACGACGTACTCGTTGCCGTCGAGGGGCTCGCTCAGCCGGTACAGCGCAGCGTCGCCCCGCCAGTCGTCGAGGGTCTTGATCTTGGTGGCGGTGTTCATGGCGTCTGATTCCCCTTCCGGTGGGGCCGGGGGCTCATTCCCGGCCGTGTCCCACCAGACTACCACTGTTTGCATTGTTTTGCACTAGTCCTGCACGATGATTGCAGGCGACCACGCCGGCCAGTGCCGCGGCGTCCCGGCCGTGACCTCCCGGTACGCGATCCGGCCCCGGTCCACGGTCGCGAGCACGGGCACCGCCGAGGCGAGGTGCGCCACCCGCAGGAACCGGGCCCGGTCCCCCGGCCCCAGCGCCTTCGACACCGTCCCGACCTGCACCAGCACCAGGCCGACGTCGTCGCGGGCGAGGGCGAGGTCGGCGGCGCCCTTCGACCCGGCGGCCCGCATCACGAGCTCGAACCCGTGCCCGATGAGGTCGTCCCGGACCCGCCACTCACGGGCCCTGCCGGACGTTGCAGTGCTCATGCAGGTTCCTCGCAGTCGCTCCGCATGCCCTGAGCGAGGCGTGAGAGGCCCTCTCGCAGCCTCGCACGCTCCTCCGCGGTAATCGGGCGGGGAGACTCCCCCGAGGCCGTCAGGAGCCGTTTCCCGACCTGCGACGCCGGGCGGTCCCCCGCGGCCACGTCCGCCAGGCACGACGGGCACCGGTACGCCGGCAGCGTCGGATGCTCCAGGCACCGCGGCCCCCCACTGTCCCGGGCAGGCTCCGCCCGGTACCGGTCCCACGTGATCGCATCCGGCGTCACCGCCGCAGGGTCCCCCGCAGCCCGCAACGCCGCATCCAAAGTCCGCCCCGCCGTCATCCCCGGCAACGACCCCAACGCCCGCAACCGGTCACGGATCGGCCCCACACCCCACCCAGGGCGGGCACGCTTCACAACATCCGCCAGGGATGCCAGGTCCTCATCGAAGCTCATCGGGTTCTTTCCTTCCTGTCACCCGCGCCCGCGTCACCTGAGGTGACGGGAAGGAGAGAAAGTCTCCCCGAACAGGTGACCAACAGCGGCAGGTGAGATGTAGTGGGTAGGGGTAGGGGTAAGGGTGGTTTTCTCTGGGTTTCGTCTGGGTTAGGTCTGGGTTCCGTTTGGCGAACCCAGTGGGTTTTGATCCGGTAACCCAGTGGGTTTCCGTGGGCGGCCGCCGCGGGCCCCGTTCGCCCGGTTCTTCGCCGCCATGTCCTCCAGCTCCGCCGCCGTCCACTGGTGGCTGGTGTAGTCGTGGCAGTACCACGTCCCGTCCTCCAGCGGCTCGAGCAGCGGCGCGGCGCCGGGGTAGGCGGGGGCGGTGAGCTCGCGGAACACCTTCGGGCCCCGGGCCTTGGCCTGGGCCTCGGTGACGACGCCGTCGAGGCCGAACCGGTGGGTCTCGCACCAGAGCTTGTGGAGGAGGCGGAACGCGGCGTCGGACAGGCCGACGACCTTGGGGTGGTTGTGGATGTCGTCATGCACGGCTATGAACGGCCGCGGGTCCTTCCGGCGCGCCACCTACGCGGCCACCTCGAGCTCGGCGCGGGCGTTGGCGTCGAACACGGCCCGGGCGAACCCCATCGGCGTCGCCGACCGGAAGTTGGCCCGCTCCGGGCCGGGGCTGGCGAAGTGGATGCGGTTGTCCGGCTTCCCGAGCGTCGCGTCCCGCGCCGGCTGCGGCATCGTGAACCCGCCCCCGACCCACAGGCACGTCTTCTTCGTGTAATTGTCCGCCGGCTCCCACGCCGTGAAGTCGGCCGGGTGGAAGGTGTGCTGCGGCTTCCCGAACGCGGACGCGAGCACGGACACGGGGTTCTCCACCATCCATGGAGCCCCGGACAGGCGCCCGAGGGTGCGGCACTGCTCGGCGACCATCACGGCCTTGGCCTGGAACATCGGGTCGCGCTCCCGCTTGGCAGCGAACCACCGGGCACCGGAGACGGCCATGTCCGTGCACGGCGGGAACCCGAACACCATGGCCACGGCGCCGTCGCGGATGAGCTCGCCGAGGTAGGGCATCGCGTCCTCGACGGTGCCGGCGAGCTTGAGCACCGGCCCCTCCTGCCGGGTGGTGCCGTGCTGCGGGTCCACCAGCACCGCCCGGTACCCGGCGGCGACCCACGGGGCGGTCATGTTGCCGGTGAGGTCGCACAGGCTGACGACGGTGTTCATGCGGCCTCCCGTGCGGTGCCGGCGCGGAGCGCCCCGCGGTCCCGGGCGGACGTGCCGCCCCAGATGCCCTCGAGGGACGGGTCGGCGAGGGCGGCCTCGAGGCATTCGGCCCGGACGGGGCAGCCCGCGCAGACGCTCTTGGCGCGGGCGTTGGCGGCCGCGTCCCCCGCCCGCGGGAAGAACAGCTCCGGGTCGGTCTGGGCGCACACCGCCCCATCCCTCCACCCGGTCATGCCGCGTCCTTCCGGGCCCGCTCGAGGGTCACGGCCAGGGGGTGCCGGACCCGCTGCAGGGCCCGCGCCGCGGCGGCCACCGTGGGCCAGCCTGCCCGCAGCGCAGCCTCCCCGGCCGGGGTGCCGCCGGCGACGAGGTGCTCGAGCTCGCCGATGCGCTCGGACCGGCGCGCGACACGGGTCCGCACGGCCTTGGCGTGGGTCTCCGGGCTCATGCGACGATCCCGTACTGGTACCGGTGGCGGGCCTCCTGGGTGCGGGTGTCCCGGGCGATCCCGGCCCGCTCCGCCTCGAGCTGCTCGAGGAGGCGGCCGATGGCGCGCCGCTGCGAGGGGGTCTTGCCGCGGGTGAGCTGGGCGAGGGTGTCGGGCTCGTCGTCGACCTGGTACCCGTCGGCGGGGACGCCGCGGTCCTGGCGCTCCTTGAGCCACGCCCTGTACCCGGCCATGGTGTGGGCGTGGGCCTCGGCGGACACGTTGGGGTACATTGTCCCGGCCTCGGCCATCTTGGCCAGCTGGCGTTCCTCGTCGTAGCAGGAGCGGCACAGGCCGCGGGCGACGTGCTCGACGGAGTCGACGGTGCGGGGCCCGCCGCGGTAGTGGAGGGGGCGGGCGCAGTCGTGGCAGGCGTCGGTGCGTTCGAGGGTGCGGGTCCGGCGGGAGCGGCAGGTCACGCACAGGCCGTTGCCGGCGTAGCAGATGGTCCCGTCGCCGGTGGCCTTGTGGCGGGGGTCGCGGAGTCCGCGGCCGCAGTCGGCGCAGGTCTCGGGCATGGGGACGGCGGTGGGGAGGCTCATGCGGCACGCTCCTGGGTGATGGCGGTGGTGACGTCGGCGATGAGGTCGGGGCGGAGCCCGGACCAGTGGACCCAGAGGTGGCCGTCGCGGTGGACGGTGACGACGGGGGCCTGCTGGTGGCCGAGCCGGGTGGTGATGTAGGCGTGGTTGTCGGCCTGCACGGCGTCGCGTTCCTCGAACTCGACGCCCGCGGCGGTCAGCTTGCGCTTGGTGAACCGGCACGGCTGGCAGACCGGTTGCGTGTAGACGGTGACCTTGTACTCGTGCATGGGGGTGGCTCCTGTCAGAACGGGGCAGAGGCGGACTGGCCGGGCTGGCCCCACGGGTCGTCCTGCTGCGGGGCGGGCTGGTGGTGGGGCTGGCCGTGGTACAGGGTGTCCCGGCCGATGTGCGAGACGCGGACCTCCGTCACCGTCCGCTTCTCCCCCTCCTTCGTCTCGTACTCCCGCGCCTCGACCACGCCGAGGAGGACCACCGAGTCGCCCTTGTGCAGCTGGTTCACGATGTTCTCGGCGAGGGTGAGCTTGCCGGCGTTCCACGCCTGGCACCGCCACCACTGGGTGGTGCCGTCGCGCCACTCGTTCGCGTTCTTGTCGAAGCGGCGGGGGGTGTAGGCGACGGTGAAGTTCGCGATGGCGTTACCGGCGGTCGTCCAGCGCAGCTCGGGGTCGTTCGCGAGGCGGCCGGTGATGGTGATGGTCTGTTCGTTGCTCAAGACGCTGCTCTTCCTTCTAGGTCTGTGGTCCAGTGGTAAGTGCCGTAGCGGCACTGGTAGTAGCGGACCGGGTTGTGGTTTCCGTTGTGGTCGGCGTAGATGCGCCACCACTTCTTCGCGTCCTCCAGGTCCAGGGAGAGGACCTTGCCGCAGTCGCACTTGGGGTGCGACCACGACGGGACGGGGCTAAGCTGCCGCGGCCGCTTGGATGGCATTGAGGACCTCGGACGGTTCGCCGTCGGCCTTCGCGGCAGTCCACAGGACCCGCAGGAGGTCCTTGTCGCCATTGGCCATGGGAATCTCTGCCATGTAGTCCCGCTTGGGCTTCGCCCGCTGCCGGGTCACAGTCTTGGGCGGCTCGGCCGGGGCCTCGGGCTGGGCCGCCGGGGCGTCGCCGTCCTGCTCCGCCTCGGTCTCCTGCGGGACCACCGCAGGGGCACCGTCGTCGACCGCGTCCTCCGCCGGTGCCGCCTCGGGCATGATGAGGGTGCGGATCACGAGCGGCAGCAGGGACCCGTTGTTGTACAGGGACAGGCCGAACTGGTCGCCGAGGTTGATCGCGGCCCGCTTGAGCGCCTGGGACTCCGCGGTCTTCATCGCGAAGTCGTGCGCGTCGCCGCGCTTGAAGTCCGGCATGATCTGCCCGGAAGCCGCGTACTCGGTGAACGAGGCCAGCCGCTCCCCGTCGGGCCCGCAGATGGTCAGGGTGAGACCGGCCCGGTACCCGACGGCGTAGGCCGGCTTGCCCGCCTTCGTCGTCGTCTTCTCCTCGTACATGAGGGTCATCTCGATCACGTCGGCGGACCAGTGCCCGAACCCGAAGATGCGGTTGAGGTGGGCGCGGATGTCGTAGGCCTCCATGTGGGAGAGGCCGTCGAGCTTGTGCACGCGGGACCCGTGCACCGGGCGCAGGAGCTGGGAGACCTGCTCGTGGTTGAGGTGGCTCACTGGGGGTTCCTTCCTAGGCCGCGTGCTCGGTCGCGGGCCACGGGGTGATGGGGTCCTTGACCTTGTGCGCGGCAAGGGAGCGCTTGTACACCTGGTACGCGGCCTCGAAGTAGTGGAAGTCGATCCGCAGCTCCACCCGGTCCGCCGCGTACGGGATGACCTCCGTGCCGTCCTTCGTGGCGTGCAGGACGATGGAGCCCTCCAGGAACGGCAGCGGCCGCAGCGTGCCCGGGTCCTCCGCGGTGACGTACCCGTCGGCGAGGCCGTACGCGGCCAGCTGCGCGGCCGTCTCCCGGTAGACCCCGTTGGAGGTCTTGATGTCGGCGATGAACGGGTCCCCGCCGAACAGGTACGGGGAGGTGGCGATGAGGTCGAACCGGCCGGCGACCTTGTACCGGCCCAGGAGGACGGTCCGCTCGGCGAGGATGACCTCGAGCTTGAGCCGGTCGATGGTGTCGAGGTAGCCGTCGATGTAGGGGGCGAGCTCTTCGGGGACCTCGACGGCCTCGCCGGTGTGCAGCTGCTCGGCGAGTTTGTGGATGGCGGTGCCGCGGACCGCGGCGCGGTCGCGTTCGGTGCGGTGGGCGGCGGCGATCTGCTCGAAGGACGCGCCGGGGTTCGCGACGGCGAACTCGGCTGCGGTGCGGGCGGCCCAGTCGACGAGCTGCGGCTTGGCGATGCCGCCGCCGAGGACGGTGGTGACGGAGGTGAGGCGCTGCCCGTCGAGCTTGTAGACGTGCTTGGCCTCGTCGAAGGTGAGGTTCATGGCGGGTTCCTTCCGGGTGGGTGCCGTGGCTCAGGCGGCGGGGGTGAAGCAGACCTTGGCGAGGCCGTGCGGGCTGCGCGCCCCGCACTCGCTGCATTGGGCCTTGGGGGTGAGGATGAGGTAGGCGAGCATCACGTTCTTGCACCGGTCGCAGACCGGATAGGTGAACCCGCAGCACTGGTGCGTCGTGTACCAGGTGGCCGTGCGGTTGCACTGGTGGTGGTCGCATTCGACGTCGGGGTTGAAGTCGAGGGCGGCGAGGGCGTGCTCGAGGGTGGTCTCGGTGGGCTGGATGGTCACCGGGTGCCCCTGCGCTGCTCGCGGGCTTCGCTGATCCAGCACGCGGCGATGATGATGGCGTGGATGGCGAGGGCGTAGAAGATGCCGGCGTCCATCACGCGGCCGCCTTCGCCAGGGCCAGCTGCAGCTCCCGGAGGGCTTCGGGGTAGGTCTTGGCGGTCGTCCCGTAGCCGGTGCGGAAGTACGCCTGGTCGAGGGTGGCGGGCTGCAGGGCGTACCAGAAGGCGCGGCCGGGGATCGGCTCGGACTTGTACAGGCGCCACTTCTCGGTGCGCTCCACGATGGGGCGGAGCTCGCGGACCGTGGCGAGGGGTTCGGTCTCGTTGTCGGAGCCGGTGGGCTCGTTCGGGTCGCACCACGGGCACGGGACGACGGGCAGGCCGCCGGTGGTGTCCTCGGGGTACTCGGTGTGGACGTTGGTCATGGCGCTCACGCTGCTTCCGGGTCGATGAGTTCCGGCTCGATGCTGTACAGCTCGCACAGGTCCGGGATGTGCTTCTTCGGGATGGGGCGGTGGCCCTGCTCCCACCCGGCGAGGGTGGAGCGGTGGACCTCGAGGCGGGTGCCGGCCTCGTCGAGGGTGAGGAGGCGGGCCCGCCGCTCGAGGGCGATGATGCGGCCCACCCGTTTGTTCGTGATGGGGGCGATCCCCCTGATCTGCTTCATGCTGCAAGCCTAATGCAAACAAGTGCAAACACGCAAGGGGGAATCCTGCAAACAGGTGCGATTCCAGTGTTTTCTAGGGCAAAACCCTGCCACAACCGTGTAATTACAGCGCGTGGTCGCACGGAAACGACACGTTTCCGCGAACCTGTGAGCTTTGGTGTTGCACGCTCCCGCACCCCACGATGGGAGGCATGGAAGGCAACCAGAACCTGCTCCGCCTCGCGGAGCTCATGACCACCCAGCGCACGTTCTACGGGTGGACCGTCGAGACCATGGCAGCCCGCGCCGACGTCGGCCTGCGCACCATGCACGCCTGGCTCGCCGGGCAGAACACCCCCGGCGTCTCCAAACGCGACCAGCTCGAGAAGGCCCTCGGCTGGGTGCCCGGGGCCGTGACGCGGGTGCTGAACGAGGAGTACCCGGACCGGGTCGGCCTCGATGATGTGCAGGCCCCGCCGGCGGCTCCGGCGCCGACGCGGGCGGCGGACCTGACGGACGACGAGCTGTTCCTGGAGGTGACGCACCGGCTGCGGGAATGGCGCAATCGGGCTGCAGTCCAGGTGCAGGCCGGGGAGCAGGCGGGGTGGGGTCTGGCGGCGGACTCGAACCCGGAGTTCAAGGGCGAGGAGGGCGCCCCGGACGAGGGCTGATTGGACAGAACCGTCTGTCTTTCAGTATGCTCACAGGTTGTCCGCATTTCAGACACCGAATTGACGAAACCCGGCGTGGCCCCCGTAAACTCGTGTGACACGGGGGGTCCGCTGGGGTGACCCCTCCAGTCAAGGTGGGGGTCACAGTGCGCATCATCAGGCGGAGGCTACCGGACGGGGTCCACGGGCAGACCGACGGCCGCAACATCATCGTCGACGACCGGCTCACGGCAGTGCAGCTGTTCTGCACGGTCCAGCATGAAATGGTCCACGCCGAGCAGGGCCACGCCACCCACCAGTCCGAGGACGTCGAGATGGCCGTCCGGTACGAGACGGCCAAGCGCTGCCTCCCCCTGGACGTCCTGATCGGCTCGTGCCGGGGCGACGCGGACCTGTCCGCGAAGGCCCTCGGGGTGACGAAGCGGGTCCTGACGGACCGGGCCGTGACCCTCACGGACGAGGAGGCCCGGCTGGTGGGGTGCATGGACTGCCGGGCGTGCCCGGCGATGGCGGTCCGGTTCGCGCCCCGCGGCGAGCTCACCCTCGGCGCGTGACACGCCGGGTTGTCGGCACGCCATGGGATAATGATGTAATGGTGTGCTATTATGCCGCGGCCTAGGCTGCGTCCCGGCGAGTACGGCACCGTCAACGCCGTGCGACAGGCGGACGGGTCCTGGATGGCCGACGCCCGCTACCGCCGCCACGACGGGCAGGTGCGGCGGGCGTTCGCCAACGGGCGCACGAAGTCCGAGGCCCTCTCTCGGCTGCGGGAGAACCTCTCGCGGAAGGTGGGCGAGACCGCATCGCTCGGCCTGACCCCGGATTCGACGGTGGCCGAGCTCGCGGCCGCCCACCTCAGGGCGCAGGAGGAGCGCCGGCCCCCTCTGGCGCCGAACACGCTGCGGGAGGTCCGCAACGTCATCGACCTGCACATCGTCCCCCGCCTCGGGTCCCTGACCCTGCGGGAGTGCACCGCGCCCATCGTCGACCACGCCGTCACGTCCCTCGCGAAGGTGAAGGCGCCGCAGGCGAAGAAGATGCGGTGGGTGCTGTCGATGATGTTCAAGCGGGCCGTGCGTCTCGGGGCCCTCACGGCCTCCCCCGTGACCGGCGTGGAGGCCGTCCGCGTCGAGACCGCGAAGCCCAAGGCACTCTCGCTCGACGAGCTCATGGCCGTGCGCGCCGTGATCCGCGCCCAGCCCGCCCCCCGCACCAACCGCCGCAGTGGCGCGGCCGCGGCGGACGTGCTCGAGTTCCTCGTCGCCACCGGCTGCCGCCCCGGGGAGGCCCTCGGCCTCGCATGGGAGGACGTGCACCTTGACGCGACGGTGCCGTGGGTGTTCGTGCACCGGCAGGTGGTGCGGGTGGACGGGGAGGGGCTGCGGCGGACGCCGACGAAGGAGCAGGACACCCGCGCCCTTCCGCTGGCCCCGTTCGCCGTGGCCATGCTCACGAGGCTGCGCGCCGGCGCCCCGGACGGGTTCCTGGTGTTCCCCTCGGCGACGGGTGGGATGCGGGACCCGCGGAACATGCGGACCATCTGGAACCGGGCACTGGCCGGGTCGGAGTGGGAGTGGGTGACGCAGAAGGTGCTCCGCAAGACCGTCGCGACCTACCTCGATGGTGCGGAGGGTGCGGCTACTGCGGCGCAGTGGCTCGGCCACGCGGACGACCGGGTGACCCGGGCGCACTACATCGAGCAGCGGGTGCGGGTCCTCGAGCTCGGCTCCATCGCCGACCTCGGCGAGAACTAGGCGCTACCCCCAGTCCCCCAAGCCTTCGTTGTGGCAGCAGTAGTCGACCACTGCGGAGCAGTCGGAGCAGACCGTGTGCATGGCCCCGCAGGGTTCCTCGCAGACGGTCCGGTCGAACCACGTGTTCTCGTGCTTGCACCGCTTCTCGCTCATGGTGCCAGTCTACCGGCCACCCCATCCTGAAAACATCCTCTTTGCGTTATCCACAGTGTGACGGGGATGCAAGGGGATGCGGGGCCCGGCCTGTTTGCGCGGCGTGTCCCTGCGATCCGGCTGCATCCCGTGTGCCGACTTGTGCGAACAGAATGCAACCCGAGACTCTCTTGGTCGGGGGTTCGATTCCCTCCTGGGGCGCCAAATGGCCCGGAATCACGCGGAAGTCACGGTTCCGGGCCCGGACCCCAGGGCCGGAATCCTCCACTTACTCTCCACTTTGCGTCGCCGGTTACCCGCCCCGGTAGACTGTGACGCATGATGCAGAGGGTGGCCGCTGTGGCGGCATTGGGGGTCCTGCTCGCCGGCTGCGCCGCGGGCCCGACGCAGGCGGGGGTGTCGGCATCGTCGTCGGCCTCGGCCGAGCTGACGGCCCGTGCGGAGCTCATCGGCTACGTGTGCGAGTACATGAAGGACCCGGCCGCGACCGTCGGCGGGCTCGGCCGGGACCTCGTGAACCGGGGCAAGTACCCGGACCACGACACGGCTGTCTACTCGGCGCGGGCCGCGATCTCGGAGGGCTGCCCCCAGTACGCGGGCCGCTAGGTCAGTTGTGCCAGATCTGCATGCGGACGTTGGCCCATGACATGATGCGGGCCGCTGCGGTGCGGGTGATGGTCTGGAAGATCGGCACGACGTTCTGCCCGGTGGTGTAGACGCTGGAGATGTCTACTTCGGCCATGGTCTGGTCGTCCTCGAGGATGTAGGCGAATGCGCGGTTGTCGCCGACGTACCCGCGGGGCAGCAGGGCGAAGGTCACGTTCCGGCGGGACCTGCCGCCGCCCGAGCCCTGGAAGATGGTGTAGTTGGTGGGGAAGTCCGTGATGGTCCCCGACCCGTCGCGGACCCTGACCACTGCCGTGGTGGCCCCGTTCAGGTGCATCAGGGAGGCGCCGCCGAGGGAGCCGATGCCCTGGAAGCCCATCTCGTAGTCGGCGCCCGTGTCGGCGTCGATGTTCAGGGACTCGATCGTGAGGACCAGTGCGTTGAAGTTGGCCGTGTTGATGACATTCAGGGGTGCGGCCGCCTTGATCGCGGCGGCGTTGCCCGAGACCGCGCCGCTGGTGAGGGTGGCGCGGCCCTGGCTGGTCCCGGACCAGCCGGACGGGGTGCCGTAGGTCCCGGCGGCGACGGCGAGCCAGGACCCGGGGGCACTGCTGCCGGGGGTCGCGTTGTCCGTCCATTCGCGCTTGACGCGGGCGGGGTAGACGACGGCGCCGGTGTTGTCTCTCATCAGTGGCATGGGTCAGACTCCTGTCGCGATCCCGAAGCCCTGCGTCCCGCCGCTGTAGGCGAGGACGAGGGAGCCGTCCGTGTCCACCAGGAGCGAGCCGCCGGATCGGTTGTCGGCCGGGCTCGTCTCCCATGTCTGGAGCGTGGGGAAGAGGGTGATGGGGGGGGCGGTGATCTTGCGGAAGTCGGGGCTGATGGTGGCGGCCACGTACTTGGTGACGCGCCCCACGCCGCCGGAGGTGAAGTTGGACACGAGGCCGACCCAGTAGTACTCGCCGTTCCAGAAGATCACGGTCCCGGAGTTCCACTCGATCCGGTAGCCGTTGCCCGCCATCTCCGACATGTTGCCCAGCGGGCGGGGGTCGATGGTCCACTTCCGGCCGTCCGGGGACTGGGCGAGGAGGAATCGGGCGTAGTCGCCGCCTGCGAGGAGGGCGTGGGCGTACCAGCGGTTGCCGATGCGGAAGGGTCGGAAGTAGCCGATGCCCGGGTTGGGCGGGTAGCCGGATAGGTCGTCTGCCGGGTAGTCGAGGATGACGCCTACGCGGGTCCAGGTGTCCACGCCGTTGGGGCTGGTCGCCAGGAGTGTGGTCTCGGGGGCCGTGGTGCCGGTGACGCCGACCTGGTGGTAGTACATGAACCAGAGCTGCTCGGCGGGGTTCCAGACGACGGCCTGCGTCTCGGTCTGGTTCCCACTCGTGGTGTCCCGGTAGACCTGCCCGCGGTCTGTCCACGGGCCGGTGCGGTCGGTAGCGGTGAGGAGGCCGATGCGGGCGGTGGAGTTCTCGTGGTCGGTGGAATAGTAGAGGCGGTAGGTCTCGCCGAACTGGCCGGTGGTTCCGGTGTCAGCGACGACGTTGACGATCCACGGCCACTGGATGGTGGAGAATGTTGAGCCCTGCGCCCCGACCGTGAAGACGGGGTTGCCGGTGTACTTGGCCAGTGCCGGGGCGGTGCCCTTGAGGTTGCGGCGGACGGAGCTGAAGCCTGCGAAGTTGGCGTTCATCGCGGCGCGGGTCTGGGAGGTCCGGTCGTTGACCCGGGCGGCGACCGCCGCGTCGTAGGGGGTGGACCAGTTGGCCGCGGTGAAGCTGGCGCCGGAGGTGTGGATGGCGTTGGCGGTGACGAGGTTGCCGTTGGGGTCGATGACGGCCTGCCCGGCGCCGTAGTTGGTGTTCGCCGTCCACGGCTTCACGGCGCGGCCGAGGTCGTTCTCGAGCGAGTTGAGGTTGGTGGCGTTGAGGGCGAGGCCGGAGCCGTTGGTCCAGATGCGTCCCATGCGGGCCTCCTACTTGGCGGGGGTGGCGAGGCGCTGGGCGATCTCGTCCACGACGGTCGAAGGGGCCGGCGCCGGCTCGGGGGCGGGCTCGGCCTTGAGGTACGAGCCGGCCGCGTAGGAGACGATCGCGATGCCCGCCGAGACGAGGGGCTCCCACTTGCCCAGCCCGGCCAGCATCTCCGGGGTGATGCTGTTGACGGCGAAGGTGACGAGGGTGGCCCAGGTGGCGCCGGAGAGCACCTTGGGGGTGGGGCGGAGTGAGGCGGCCATAGGTCAGGCTCCCTTGGTGAGGCGGGTATAGAACTCGTTGACGACGGCGACGGCGAACGTCTGGGGGTCGATGGTGGCCCCAGTGGGCGCACCCGCGAGGGCGTTCTTCACGGCAGTGTTGACCGCCGAGTTCACGGCCACCGGGAGGTTGGCGCTGAGCGCGTCCACCTTCTGCGTGAGCGCGTCGAGGCGGGCCCGCTGCCCGGCGAAGTTCGCCTTGTTCCACGACGCCTCGGCGTCCTTCGTGGTGGTGCCGACCTGCTTGCCGGTGCCGTCGTAGAGCGGGATCGGGTAGGAGCCGACGCCCGCAGCGATGGCGGCGATGAGCTTGGTGAGGCCGGTCTTGGAGCAGGTCCTCCACCAGATGTCGAGGACCTTCTGCCGGAACGACGTACCTCCGGCATTGGTGTCGAGGCTGAGCTCGCTGTCAGCTCGGGCGATGGCGTCGATTTCAGCGGACATGGGGCGCTCCTAGGGTTCGAGGCCGAGGTCGGCGAAGAGTTGAGAGTCGGGGTCGAGGATCGGCGTCACTGACGAGGCCGCGGTGCCGGTGGCGCCGGCGAGGGCATCCCAGTCGGCGGGGCCGCCGAAGAACACGTCCCCGTCCAGCAGCCCGGACCAGCCCGGCAGGACGAGGGACGGGGTGAACTGCCAGATGGCCGGGTCGCCGCCCGGGATCGGGGACCGCCCCGCCGGGGGCTGGTAGCCGTTGATCTGTGCCGCGCCGAGGATGTAGGCCGACTCCCACAGGAAGTAGCCCGCGTCGCGGAGGGGCTGGTAGATGCCGTCCACGATGTTCGTGAAGGGGGCGTACATGCCCACCCCGGCGCCGCGGTCGGCCCGCACCGTGTCGAGCCACACCTGCTGCCAGCCCAGGTTCCGGGCGTTGCCCGTCTCGTTGTCGAGGGCGTAGAGGGTGTTCGCGGGGAGCCTGCCGAGGGTGTCCTCGAGGTGGTGCACGACGGTCAGGAACCACGCGGCCTCCTGCGCCCCCGTCCCCGGGGTGCCGTCGTTCTCGAAGTGGTACAGGATCAGCCGCTTGCCGTTCGCAATGGCTGCCTGGACCTGCTCGAGCATGTGGGCGTTGCCGGAGTAGACGCCGCCGGAGACGTAGATGCCGACGAAGTCGCACGGCACCACGGACAGGTCGATGCCCGCCTGGTAGCCGGAGATGTCGATGCCGTACAGGGGCACGGTCGCCTCCTAGAGGTGGATGCCGGGGGGGATGTCCGCGGGGGTGATCTCGTGGTCGATGCCGTGGGCGCGGATGATGCCGATGAGGCGGTAGACGAAGGCGACGAGGCGGTCGTTGCGGTCCTCGAGGGCGTCGATGCGGCGTTCCGCGTCGGCCTTCCACTCGCGCAGCTCCTTGAGTTCCGCCCGCAGTGGTTCGACGAGGGACTCGGTGATGGTGCGGATGAGCTCGGAGCGTTCGGCCACGCCGGCGGCCTGCTCGGCGCGCAGGTCGGCGCGGTCGTCGCGCATGAACTGGTGGCGCTTGCCGAACCAGCCCGCGGCCGCGCCGCCGAGCCCGGACCCGGCCCCGATCACGACGGACCAGAACGTCTGGTCGGCCGCGTTCACCCTTGGACCTTCGTGATGGCCAGCAGCGCGGTCATGGTGCACGAGTTCGTGGTCTTGAGGGTCCCGCGGACGGTCTGCCCCGCGGTGAGGTAGATGTTGGGGCGGGACACGTCCCACTCCCACAGCCCGTTCCCGGACCCGCCCGTGTTGACGTGCTCGGCCCACACGGTCGAGCCGTTGCCGATGAGCTTGGCGTTGGACAGGCCCGGGTCGGCGGAGAAGTTGGACAGGCGCATGAACAGGGAGTACACGGCCGTCTCGGTGATGTTCACCTGCCCGGACAGGGTGCCGGTGTTGTTGCAGAAGGTGTTGTTGAACGTCACCGACGTGGCCGTCAGGGGGCCGATGTCCCACGGCTGCCCACCGGTCACGGAGTAGCCGCCGCCGTTGGTCCACTCGGCGTGGCGGACCTTCGTCGGGGAGTGCCAGGAGGTGCCGTCGCAGACCTCGATGAGGCCGCCGAGGTCCCCGCGGGAGACGACGAGGCCGTTGGCCTTGGTCAGGGCGTCCCGCTCCGTCTGGGACGCGACGGGGATGACGACCTGTGCGGTGTCGGCGAGGGTGGCGAGGTCGCCGGCGAGGTTCCAGGCGTCGGAGTTGACCGGGACGGTGATCTTGTTGGGGCGCGTCTGGGGCACGGGCGTGGTCCTATCTGGTCCAGTCGATGGCGAGGAGGCCGCTGTCGGGCTGGCCGGTGCGTCCGGTGAAGCCCGCGTAGGTGCCGCCGCTGATGGCGATGCCGCCGCCGTTGAGGAGGTCGGCGGCGAAGCTGGTGGGGAGGGTGTAGACGGTGCCGCCCTGCCACGGGCCCGCGGTCACCGTGGCGGTGGCGGTGCCGAGGGTCACGTTCCCCGTCGGCCGGCCGCTCGAGGTGTGGGTGGAGAGGTTCACCGTGACGGGGGTGTCGGGGTTGCCGGCGCCGTTGCGGGGGCCGAGGGTGAACCTGATGGCGGTGACGGTGCGGCCGGCGAGCTCGGCCGGGGAGCCGCCATAGAACCACGCCCCGGTCAGGGGCCCGGCCCCGCCGTCGCCCTGGTACACGTCCGAGGTGCCCTGCCAGCCCCACCCGGTGCCGGTCCACGTGGCCGTGTCGGTGGCCGCGTAGGTTGAGGTGCCGGAGTTGTCGAGGGCGGGGGGCGGGTCGATTGGCGAGGCGACCGGGCCCGGGTCGGGGGCGAGGGTGACGGGGCCGGTGACGGTGGGCTGCCCGGCACCCCAGGACAGGGCGACCGTGTCCCCCACCGTGGGGGTGTACAGGGTCGTGTACGCGGCGTCGTACTCGTTGCCGTCCGCGTCCGTGACCGTGATCGTCGGGGACCCGACGGGGACGGCCGTGACCTGCGCGGTGGCGGGGCGGGGCATGTCCCCGAGCCGGCCCACGATCCACGCCTCCGCCTGCCCCGTCGGGCCCGCGACGAAGTCCACCGCGACCGGGTCCCCCGCCGCGACCGTCAGCGGGTCGAGGATGCGTGCCGGGATGACGGAGCCGTTGACGTTCACCACCAGGCCCGTCCCGGTCGTGGGGGTGACCATGACGCCCTGGAGGCGGGTGACGGTGCGGGGGGCGAGGTTGCGCAGGAACGGGGCGAACAGGGACACGGCGCCTCAGCCTCTCGGAGTCAGGGAGTCGGACGGGTACAGGCTGTCGGAGGGGTACAGGGCACGGGCGGTGCCCGCGGCCGGCACGCCCGGCTGGTTGCGCAGCACCGGGCCCGCGATGGAGTCCTGCCCGGACCCGGTGCCCAATGCGGTGGTGACGTCGCTGTACGAGCACCGCACCGTCAGGGCCATGCGGTCCACGGAGGTGCCGGCGCCGCGCAGGCCCATGCGCACGACCCGCCCGCTGAGGGGCACGGCCATGCCGTTGACGACCGGGTTCGCGACCGTGACCCAGTCGCCGACCTGCAGGTGCGGCATCGGCAGGGCCTCGACCGTCAGGTCGGTGGTCAGGCCCGCGAGCTGGGTGTCGCGCATCGCCCGCGCGTACTGGTTGCACTGGTCCGTGGAGGTGAGCATCGTCGAGGAGTAGAACTTGGGATACCGGCCGTGCGGTCCCCCGTACCGCAGCGGGCCGGTGGTGATGGCGGCGGTGCCGCGGACCGGGACGGACTGGCCGTTGACGGTCGCGGTGCCGTCGGCGACGAAGAAGTTGTACAGCCCGTCGTAGGCCTGCTGCCGGTTCACCCGCACCAGCAGCCCGTCGGGGCCGCCGTACAGGGTCGCGACCGGGTCAGTGGTGGTGAGGGGGTAGACCTCGCACTGCCCGTCGCCGTTCATCCGCACCCCGCAGGTGATGCGGGCGGCGAGGTCCTGGACGGCGGCCCACCGGTCGCCCTGCTGCTCGTACACGAGGGTCGAGTTGACGGGCGTATCCACCACGCCGGGGTCGACGGTGACGGGGACCCGGTCCTGCAGGAGGCGGCGTATCTCGGACAGGACGGTGGGGGCGCCGCCGAGGTACCACTGCGGGGACTCGGGGGCGACGAAGCGGTCGTTGGCGACGACGCGGGCGAGGTCGGAGGCGCCGAGGGGGATGGTGGCGCCCATCGGGGCCAGCCGCAGCACCGCCCCCGGCACCACCGGCGACCCGGGCGTCACAGCCCCGGCCTCGGAGACCGTGTACGCGGCCCACTCCTCCGCCGGCTCCGGGTCGGTCACCCGGTACCAGCCCAGGTTCACCACCCCGGCCCCGCCGACCCGGTACATGACCTGCAGCGTCCCCCCGCCGGTGCCGAGGGGGTCCTCGAGCAGCCACGGGGCCAGCTGCCCGGTGGGGTCGGCGACGGTGATGTTCATGGACTGGTAGGTGCGGGAGTCGTCCCAGTCCATCGACCACGACGACACGGACAGGGGCTCGGGCCAGGCGAGCCGGCCCGCGTACCAGGCCCAGACGGTGAGCTGGTCGCCGGTGCGGGAGCCGTGGAGGGCGGCGAGGGTCGCGTCGTCGATGGGGCGGGCCATGGCCGACCTCCTTCTGCTCGGTTAGCTGTAGGCGTTGGCGGAGCCGGTGAAGGACGGGTTCGTGCCGGTGATGTCCACGCAGGCCCGCCAGTAGGGGGCCTTCACGTCGAACCGCTTCGCGACCGTGCACGGGGCCGTGATCGGGTCGAACGCGTCCCGCGGCTCGGCGTCGGCCCAGGTGGTCCCGTCGAGGGACCACTGGATGTGGAACACCGCGGACGGGGTCGTGCCGGTGACGGCGGTGACGTCGAGGACGACGGCGATCCACGAGTCGGAGGGCTTCTGCACGTTGCCGACCCCCGCCTGGGTGGAGGTGATGACGGTGCCCGAGAAGAGGGCGTTGGCGGTGGGCAAGGCGGGCTCCTAGGTGCCGGTGGGGTTCTTGAGGACGTCGAGGTAGGTGGCGGCGTTGCCGGAGTAGGCGGTCTGCGCGGACTGGTAGTCCGCCCACACCCCGGCGACGGCCCCGTAGGTCCAGACCGGGACGAGGATCGCCGCCGTGGGGGCCGCGACGGTGGCGCCGGTGAGCTGCCACTTGGTCAGGGTCCCGCCGAACGCGACCGTCACCGGCTGCTCCACCGCCTTGGGGACGGCGGTGTAGAACAGGCCCGGCACCCCGCCCTCCCGGCCCGTGTTCGGGGGCCGGACGAGGAGCACGGCGGCCTGCTGGAGCAGGTCGCGCAGGTCCGTGGTGGCCTGGGCGGTGTTGGTGAACAGGGAGAAGTCCACCCCGGCCGCGGCGAGCCGCTGCCCGCCGATGGCGACCGGCTTGTCCGTGCCCAGCACCGGGATGATGGACACGGACGAGTCGTACTCGAGGGACTTGACCGCCGCGGCGGTCAGGTACGGGATGGACGAGTCCCCCCGGGAGACGGCCAGGGGGATGGCCGAGCCGGGGACGAGGGGGTCCTGCACCCACCACGTCGGCCGCCCCCCCACATCCGTGGGCGGTGTGAGGGTGGCCGTCGCGGTGGGGGTCGTGGACCCGGTGTCCGGGCCGGCGGTGACCTCGAGGTCGTAGGAGACGGTGCGACCGAGGGGTGCCTCGTAGTCGGTGACGGCGGTGGAGCCGTTGACGGTGAGGCCCTTGGTGCCGCGGACGGGGTTGCGTTCCCCGTCGGCGGTGCGCCAGAGGGTGACGGTGTTGTCGGTCCCGGTGGTGAGGCCGGTGATGGTGACGGCGATGCGGGGGCAGGGCGCGTCGGTGGCGGTGGTCAGGGTGAGGGTGGCCAAGTGATTCTCCAGTGACTGGGGTTATACTTCCGGCATGACTGAGACCACACAGGCCACTCCCGCCACGACCGTTGAGACGCTGCGCGGGTGGGCGCACGGCTTCGGGCACGGCATCGGGTGGACGGGGGTCGTGCTGCTGCTGGCGGCCCTGTTCCTCCTCGCCGGAGGCCCCGCCCTCGGCGCGGTCATCGCCGCGGTGTCGGGGGCGGGGCTCCTCGGTGCGGGGGCATCGCTGGTGTTCGCCACGAAGGGCTAGGCGAGGCCGGGGCGCATCGCTGCGGCGTCGCGGGCGGCGGCGACGAGCTCGGAGCGGGCCACGGCCTGCGCCACGCCCCGGACCTTGCCGAGGAACTCCCCGGAGTCGAGGTAGAGGTTTCCGCTGACCTGGAGTGGCCCCTGCGCCTGCTGCGCCGGGGGCAGCTGGCCGGTGCGGTTGATGTAGTCCAGGGCCGGGGGGCCGACGCGGGACGCGGCGGTGGCGTTGACGGTGAACTCTCCCGGGGACAGCATGGTCGGGATCGTGTCCGTGCCCCGCGCGTACCGGGACGCATCCCCGCCGGAGGAGAAATAGGCCGGGCCGGTGCCGGCCCAGCCGCCGTGCGCGTTGGCGTGCACGAGCCCGCCGCCGGCCGTGCCAGGGGCGCTCTCCCCCGCACCGGTGTTGATGGTGCTGATCGTCACGGTGAGGGTCTTGTCGTGGAGCGCGTCGAGGGCCATCTGCACCCGGGCCGCCTCCGCCACCGCCTGCTCTCCCTTGAGTTCGACGTCCGTCTTCACGGAGGTCGGGATCTGGAACAGGGTGTTGATGTACTGCTCGGCCGCGTCCCGGTTCACACCGTGGGCCACGGCGTTGTCGATGATCTGCTGCCGCATCTGCGCATACTTGGCACGGGACTGCTCGGTGGCATTCTGCAGCCCGCCGTCGGTCTCGATGACCTTCTCGAGGGCGTTCACCTGTCCGATGAGCTGCCCGCGCAGCGCCACCGAGGCGGCCGACATATCGCCGATGCTGTTGGTGGTGAACGTGATCTGCTTGCCGACCTTGTCCACGTGCGTGCCCATGTTGGCCAGCTGCGAGTCGAAGGCGTTCTGCGCCTCAGCGGCCGACATCGTCTTGCCGTTGAGGTCGTCCCATGCCTGCTTGAGCAGGCCCGCGGCGTTGTTCTGCAGCTGCATGGCGAGGGTGGTGTCGCGGGTCTTCTGCGCCGCCTTGTCCTGCGCGTCCGTGGCCTGCTGGTAGGCCTGGGTGGTGGTGCCGAGCCGGTTGGCGGCCTCCGCGTCGGCCTGCGCCTTCTGCTGCGCCGCCTGGGTGCTGCCCGCCATGGCGACCCGCTCGGCGTCGAGGTTGGAGATTTCTCCGGTGATGGCCTTGTGCTGGCCCTCCACCTGCGCGATGAGGGACTCGATTGCCTGGCTGTGCGCCTCGACCTGCTTGGCCGCCACGCCGTGGGCGCCCGAGGCCTGCGCGGTCTCCTGTGCCATGTTGTGCAGATGGGCTACGAGGGCGTCGTAGGCGGTGCCGCCCTGTGTGACGGCGGCGGTGACCTGCTCCTGGGAGATGCCGAGCATCTTGGCGGAGTCGTAGGCTCCGGCCTCGGCGAGGTTCTTCGCCACGAGCTGGCGCGTGTAGTCGCCGACGGCGTTGCCGTCGCGGGCGAGGGCGTCGGCGTAGGCCTGCGCTGTGGGGATCGCGGCCTGCTGGGAGTTCGCGGCCGACATGACGCCTACGGTGAGTCCGGCGAGGGCCGCGACGAGGATGCCGACCACGGGGATGGCGACATTGGAGGCGATGCCGAACAGGGTCACCGTGCCCGTCGCGCCGGCGACCTCTGTGCCGAAGAGGGCCACGGCCGCCTTGGCGATGTTGAACGCCGGGGCAATCGTCAGGGCAGTCGCGGTGAGGCCTGCGAGGACGGGCAGCGGGAGGGCGTTGAGCAGGCTCACGAGCCCGTCCAGCGCCCCCGTCACGATCGGGCCCAGCGGGGCGAACGCCGCGATGAGGTTGCCGGCGAGGGTGACCACGTTCTCGAGGAAGTGGATGACCTGCGGGAGGTTCTGGATGGAATAGGCGACGAACTGGGAGAACCCGTCCGAGTTGGTGAAGTGGCCCAGCCATCCGACGAAGTCCTCCAACGCCGAGGCGCCGGCCTCGATGAGAGGCTGCATCCGCTGCAGCCCGAGGAGGACGTCGGAGAGCAGACCGCCGCCGAGACGGCCGAGCGCTGAGCCCATCTCGCCGATGATCTGGTTCAGGAAAGGCATGCGGGTGTTGATGTCCGTGACGGCGACGTTGAACGACTCGAGCATGTGCACGGCGGCGGTGTGCTCGAGCGCGTCGAGGTCGCCCTTGAGGACCGTGAGCCCGGAGGCGTACTCCTCCCCCGCACTGGTGCCGTCCTGCATCTCGTCCTTGATGCCCTTGACCGCGGCGAAGCCGGCGAGGCCCATGACGGTGAACGAGGTGGCCATGCCCGTCGCGGCGGCGGCGAGCTCAGTGGTGGAGGCGAACAGGTACGGTGCGGTGGCGAGGAGGGCCTGCATCCACGAGAACTGGCCCTTCTGGGCCTCGGCGTTGCGGTTTGCCGCGTTCGTGTGGCGGTCGGTGGCGGCCGTGGCGGCGTCCTCGGCCGCGGTCTCGGCGTGCTCGGCCTCGGTGAGGTTGCGGACGGCCTGCTCTCGGGCGGCGACGGCCCGGTCGAACTGCAGGCCCGCGTTGGCGACCGCGTTCTGGGCCCGCAGGAGTCGCTGCTGGGTGGCGCTGCCGTCCTCCTGGACCTTGTTGAGGTCCATCTGGGCGGCCTGCAGACGCCGCTCTGCTATCTCGACGCGGGCGAGGGACTCGGCCTCCGTCTGCGCGGCGGAGGCGTGCCGGGTCGTGGCCGCGGCCCGCTGCACGGTGGCCTGGGTGGCCTGCGCCGAGGTCTGCACCCCGGCCCGGTCGGCGGCCTGCACCCGCTCCTCGGCGGTCTGCAGGGCCTCCATCTCCGTGATGGCCTGCGCGATGTCGGCGCGGGCGTGGACGTTGATGTCCCGCCCGTCGAGCCGGTCGGCGAGTTCCCCGGCCTGCCGAATCTTCTGCTCGAACTCGTCCGCGTCGAGGGTCAGGCGGGCGTTGATGCTGCCGGCGCTGGTGGGTCCGGGGCTGTTCGTCACGGCGGGCCGCCTCTCAGAGCGTAGTGGTGGTGGTGCCGAAGTCCGGCATCACGTCCTCCGGCTCGGGGGCCGGGGGCCGGGTGGCCCGGTACAGGCGGGACTCGCAGGCCAGCAGACCCTCGACCAGGTCCCGGAACTCCGCCCACGTCATCCGCGGGCGGGTCCGCAGCCGGATGCCGTAGAGCTCGGCGAAGTCCGCCACGAGGAGGGGCCAGTGGCCTAGGATCGCTTCCCAGGTGACGGCGTGGCCTTCCGCGGGGTCTTCCTCGTACCACTCCCAGAGGCCGGTGGCGGCGTCGTAGTCTCCTCGGCCGTGGGGGTCGTCTGGGCCGCCGCGTACGCCTGCCGCAGGACCTTGATGAGTTCCAGCGGCGCTTTTGGGTCGCGCCACGCCTCTTCCGCGGCGGCCCGCCCGAACTTCCATTCGGCCAGGGCCACCATCGTGACGCGCTGGATGAGCTCCGGGGACGCGCCGGCGGTGGCGAGGTCGGTGAGGACGTCGCCGAGGAGCTCGGCGGCCAGCTCGCCGGGGGCGATGCCCTCGGTGATGCGGTGCTGCAGGGCCAGGCCCTGCTCGAAGCTGATGACGGGCAGGGTGTACTCCCTGCCGCGGAGGGGGAGGACGATGGGGCCCTCAATCTCTTCCAGTGGTGCGAAGCCCATGGGTGGTTCTCCAGTGGTCCGGGGTGGTGGTTCAGGGGTGGTGGTCGGGGGTGGTGCCCCTCCCCGCCGTGGAACCACCACACGGCGGGGAGGGAGTGTCGGGGGCTAGGGCTAGCCGCGGGTGTAGGCGAAGGAGGCGGAGGTGCCGGCGCCGTTGGTGACGGTGATCGCGGCGGACCCGGCCGTGCCGGCGGGCATGAGCGCCTCGATGGTGGAGTCGGAGATGACGTCGATGCTGGTGGCCGCGGTGCCGCCGAACTTGACCCCGGAGGCGACGGCCCCGGTGAAGTAGGCGCCCGAGATGCGCACCATGGCGCCGGCCGCGGCACCGGTGGGGGTGGCGGAGACGATGACCGGGACGGCCGGGGACGTGGCCGGGTTCGTGATCGGGGAGACGACGCCGTCGGCGGTGAAGGTGACGGTGATTTCCTCGATGTCGGACACGCCGGTCTTGGACGCCTGCCAGTCGACGAGGAAGTACCCGGAGTAGGCCTCGGCGGCGCCGTTGCGGTCGTACCAGCGCACGTAGATGCGGGCCTGGGCGCCGAACTGGAAGCGGGTCTGGCGGACCTGCTCCTGGCCGGGGTCGAACGCGCCGCCGGAGGTGAGGACGCGCTGGGCCTTGACGACGATCTTGACGCCGGTGAGGGTCTTCTCGAAGGCGGCGAAGCCGTTCGAGTCGTAGTTGTCGGCGGCCTGCAGGGTGGGGGTCTCGGACGGGGAGAGGTCCTGGATGCCCTTGAAGGGAATCCAGGTGGTGTTGTCGGTGGAGACGTCGAGCTTGAAGCGGCGTGCGAGCGCTACGGTCATGGGAGGGTTCTCCTTTGGGGCCTGTTTCGGGCGTGAAAAAGGCCCCGCCGAGTGACGAGGCCGAGAGGGTGGTTATATGGAGTTATCCGGCCGTATAGGGCCGTATCCGGGGAACTGGATACTCAGTCCCAGCCGCCGGCGGGGCGGTGCGTGGTGGCGGGGTAGTCGAGGTCGACGTAGTAGTGGTCGATCCGGGTCCACCGCCGCTGCGCGTCCATCGTCGGCGGCACACTGACGCGGCGGAACACCTGCACCGCGTGCGTGGACCCCATCGTCAGGTCCGTGGCGCCGTGGAACAGGTCGAACACCGCGTCCGCGAGGTCGCCCGTGTCCAGCACCTGCCCCGGCAGGCCCCGCACCTTCGCCTGCACCATGGCCAGGCCGAGGGGGATGACCTCCGCGTCCGTCATGGGCACGGCGGTGAGGCAGATGCACCGGTCGGGGGCGGGTGGGAGGTCGTTGAACACGACGGCGGTCTCCCCCGCCTGGTACGGGGACCCGTCGGCCCGGTACACGGCGATGGAGGCGTCGGCGATGGCCTGCGCGAAGCCGCGGTAGAGGTCACTCATAGCACCCATGGTGCCCTCCAGTCTATTCGATGGCCTTGCGTAGTTCCTCGGCGCAGATTTCCAGGATGCGGGGGGTCTCCTGCACGACGGGCTGCTCGAGGTAGAGCGCCTGCCCGCCGTGCTCGTGCCGCAGCTGCAGCTCGAAATGTTGGAACCTGGCATAAGGTCCCGGATAGTACACTTCGGCCCCGTCCGGGTGCGGCTTGACCTCCGCGCTGCCGCGGAGGTTGCCGGTCTCGATGGGGGCCTTGGACACGGACACCTGCCGGAGGTGCTCCATGGCCTTGAATGCGGCGTCGGGGATGGCGGCCTTGACGGCGTCGTTGATCTGGGACAGGTGGATCGCGAAGTCGCCCACGCTGGCTCCTAGGTGAGGTAGACGACGGTGTGCTCGGGCAGGCCCAGCCCCGGCGCGTCCAGCTGGTTCGTCGTGATGACCTGCGCCGCCCGGTCCGCCGGCGGCCACAGGGCCGACTCCGGGAACACCGCATCGGAGGGGTAGATCGCCGGGGCCGGCTGCGTCACCCTACTGTCGGGGGTGAACCGCCACGCGTCCGCGACCGAGCAGTACACCCGCGAGGAGGAGACGACCTGCTCCCCGTCCCCGGCCCGGATGAGCTTGGTGGAGGAGTCGAGGTAGCACTGTACGGTGGCCGGGGCCGCGTACACCGGGCCGCTGGCGCCGGTCCCCTCGAACGTCTCCACCGTCACCTGGTGGACGTAGAAGTCGGTGAGGTCCCCGCTCATCCGACGACCCAGACCCCGTGCAGCTGCAGGTTCGCGTCCTGCAGGATGCGGACCGCGTCGGCGCAGAGCTCCTGCGCGGCCTGCACCCGCGCCTGGTACGCCGCGACGGACCCGGCACCGGCCGTGTCGTAGCCGAGGCGGGCCGAGCCGATGCTCTTCTGGTTCACGATCTGCGCGGGGGTGAACACGGCGACCGGGTCGATGCTGTTCGCGGCCCAGAACGCCGCCTGCGCGGTCGTGGCGTCCTTGAACGCGGCCAGGGTCGCCGTGTCGGTGGGCTGCCCGGTGCCGTCGGTGGCGTAGAAGCAGTTGCGGGTGGCCTCGCGCACGAGCAGGGACGCGGAGCGGAGCAGGGCGGTGGCGTTGGCGGGTGCCGTGGTCCCCGTCCACGCGGCGAGGTCGTCGGGGGTGGCGTAGACGAGGGTCACGGGTCAGTCTCCTGAGGCGGCGCGGAGCTTGGCGAGGGTCTCGGCGCGCTGGGCGGCGCGGATGAGTTCCTCGTCGGTGTACACGATGGTCGGGTCGGGCTTGCCGAAGAGCTGGGGGTGGTTCTTCTTGGCCTCGGCCTCGGTGATCTCGGTCCAGCCCGGGAGGGGGAAGGTGCGGCCGGCGTTGGTGCGCTGGACGAGGTACTTCTCGTAGTGCTCGCGGGTGACGGAGTGGACGGCGCCCTCTTCGTTGCGGACGTAGACGGTGTCGCTCATGCCGCCACCTCCTCGTCGGCCGCCGCAGCGGGCTCGGGGTCGCCGGGGACGCCGTCGTCGTCCGGGTCCGCGGCGCGCTCGTCCGAGAGCCGGTGCCGGAGCACGGCCGGGTCCGGGGCGCCGAACAGCGGGGCGGCGGCGTCGCGGGCGGCGGCCTCGTCGACCACCTCCCAGTCCTTGCCCTCCTGCCCCCACTCGTCTGGGGCGGTGAAGTCGTCGGGGACGGAGTGGATGCCGCCGCCGGGGTTGCGTACGTACTTGGCCAAGATGCCCTCCTGGGGTTCCTGCGGGGTGTGGTTCAGGGTGTGGAGCGGGGGCGGATTGCACAGGGGTACCGGAACCGGCACCCCTGTGCAATCCGCGGTGGTGCTAGGAGAGGACGACGAGGCCCTTCTCGTCGCGCAGCTTCGCCACCCCGTAGAGGATGTCGATGGTGACCTGCACGCCGAGCTGGTTCTTGTCGTAGCCCATCGTCACGCGCAGCACCAGGCCCGATACCGGGTCCTGCATGACGTGCTGGGACACGCCCGCGTTCAGCGGCGCCTCGGGCAGGGCACGGGAGGCGAGGATGACCGCGCCCGGGTCGAACGCGAAGTTCTTCGTCGAGTTCGGGGTGCCGGCCACGACCGGGACGAGCTGCGACTCGTGCAGCTTGAGGCCGTAGATGTCCACCGGCGAGTCACCGGTGACGCCGCCGTCGCGGTTGTCGTTGTACGCGAAGAAGTTCTGCAGGGACGAGTCGGCCTGCAGCGCGATCCGGTCCTTCGTGGACAGCAGCAGGTGCCGGTTGCCCTTGGCGACCTTCTTGTCCGTGAGGGTCTTCGACACGGTCCGCAGCGTCGCCGCGGACAGGTCCGTGCCGGAGGTCCCCACCGAGCCGGAGAAGGACGAGTACGTGGCGATGATGTCCGTCTCGACCTGCTCGGCCAGGGCCACGACCTGCGCCTGGATGTAGGACTGCATGAGGACCGGGTTGGCCTGGGCGCGGGTGAAGTCCTCGATCAGGATCGAGGCTTCCTTGTGCTTGTTCAGCGTGACCGTGGTGTCGGTGCTGGTGGGGGTCTGCAGCGTGACCGGGGAGTTGGTGGCCTTGTCGTTGGCGACCAGGGTGCCCGGGTAGGGGATGTGCAGGGTGTTGCCGACCTGGAAGGTGGCGACGTCGGAGTCCTTCGTCACGAGGGGGGCCATGACGATGTTGGCGCGGAGGATTTCGAGGGCCTCGTTCGCCCAGATCTGGGGGAGGAAGCCGGTTCCGATGGTGCTGTTCGTGACGTTGGCCACGGGACACCCCTTTCAGAGGGTCAGGGAGGTGGGGCTAGGAGCGGATGCGCCCTTCGGTGAGGGCCCGCTGGATATCGGCCCGGTTCTTCATGTAGAAGTCGTGGTCGTTGAGTTGGTCAGCGGTGTAGATGCGGGCCTGCTGTGCGCCGCCGGCGCCGAGGTCCGCTCCCCCTGCTGCCGCCGCCTGGGTGGCCCTGAATCGGGGGTTGCTGGTGAGGTGGGTGCCGATGAGCGCGTCCAGCGCGCCGGGGTCGGCGGTGGCCTGCTCCATGAAGGAGCGGGAGTCGAGGAGGGCGCTGGGGTCGGCGCCCTTGGCCGCGGCGGCCTTGTAGATGGCGAGCTCGAGTTGGGCCTGCTGCGCGGCGGTCTGGGTGGTGGTGAGCTGGGCGGTGAGGTCGTCGACGCTGGGCGGGGTGTCGTCCTTGACGATGCCGAGGGCCTTGCCGATCTGCTGGGCGAGCTCGTCGCGGGCCTGCTGGGCTGCGGCGGCTTTGGCGTTGACCCGGTCGGAGGCGTTCTCGCGGCGGAGCCGTTCGATTTCGGCCTTGGCGGCGTCGGGGTTCTCCCACGGGTTGGCGCGGTCGGTCTCGGGCTGCTGCTGCTCGCGCTGTGGGGCTTCGGGCGCCGCGGCCGGGGCCTCGGCGGGGGCTGCCGGGTCGGCGGGCGCCGCGGGTGCTTCGGTGGTGGTCTGGTCGCTCAAGGCGGTCCTCCTGGGACTGGGCTAGGGCTGGGTGAATCCGAGGTCAAGCTGTTCGCGGCTGCGCCGGCGCAGGACACCGGTCGCGGCGACGTGGTGGCGGATGGCGGCCTGCCCGGCCCGCACCCGCACCGCGGCGGCGGCACGATCTGCCGGGGTCAGCGCCGCGTCATGCTGGGCCTTCGCCGCCCGCACCCGCCGTTCGAGCTCCCGCAGCCGCTGCGACGCCCGGTACAGGGCCTCCTGGTGCGCCGTCCACGGGGTCGGGCGCAGCAGGGTCGCCCCGGGCGTGTAGGCGGCGAGGGTGTGGCGGCAGTTGGGGTGGAACAGGCCGGCGGCGGTGGCCTCCTCCACCGTCGCCTCCACGGTCACGGTGCGGCCGCCGCTCTGGTAGGTGCCTGGGGCCATCGAGGAGAGCACCTTGCCTTCCCAGGGGGCGCAGAGCGGGCAGGGGCGGCCGGTGCCGTCCACCACCCAGAACAGGAGCCCCATCTGGGTCATGCGGTCCATCTGGGAGGCGCGGTAGGCGCGGGCGGCGGCGGTGCGGACGGCCATCTCGGTGTAGGTGGCGAGGTTCCAGTTCCGCCCGGCGCGGTCGGTGTAGCCGGTGACGCCTTGGGCGGTGAGGGCCCTCCAGGCGTGCTCCTGCGCCCCATGCGGGGCCAGGGCGGCGGTGACCTGCCGGGCCGCGGCCTCCGCGACGGCGGCGCGGTAGGCGTCGTCGGCGAAGCGGGTGATGCGGTACGCCGCCGCCGTCAGCTCCTCGGTCAGGTCCCGGGCCACCATCGAGGCCGAGTTGGGCCCGTGCGGGATGACCCCGGCCCACGCGGTCGGCACCCGGTACCCGGCCCGTTCGGCGACCGCCCCGCCGTGCGCGGACCCCGCGGCGGCGGCGGCGCCGGCGGTCTGGGCCACGATCCCGGGCACGCGCTCGAGGACCCGCGCCGAGGTCTCCCGCGCCGCGGCGACGAGGCGGGGCCGCAGGGACGGGAACAGGCGCTGGTCCGCCAGGGCCGCCCGGACGAGGGCGGCGGACCTAGCGAGGAGTTCCTGCTGCGCCGCCGTCACCAAGGCCATCGCCGCCGATGCTGCCGCCGCCGTCACCAGCGGCAGAGTCGACCCCGCCGCCTGCTGCTGCTGCTGGTCCTGCTGCAAGGTCGGCTCCGCTCATTCCGGTCGGGTCGGGCAGTGCGGGCAGGGCCTGGAGGCCCTCGGACTTGATCCGGTCGACCTCCTCCGCGACCTGCTCCGGCTCCCAGTCGGGGTTGAGCATGCCCACGAGGGTCTCCGTCGAGGCCGCCTCCGCGGCGCGGAGCAGCTGCAGGGTCTGCGCGAGGGCGTCCAGCGACGGGGACGCCGCATCCGGGAACTCCACGTGCGGGAGCTGCCCGGCCCGGCCGGGCCCGTGGAACACGGCCTGGTCGACGTCGAGGAGGGCCGCGACGAGGGTGCGCAGCTGCGGCTTGACGTAGAGCAGCTTGGCGCCGCGGGTCAGGTTGGTCAGCTTCTCCCGGGCCTGGACCTCCGTGGCCGTCAGCGTCCGCGTGTGCCCGGTGTCGAGGCCGAACGTGGACGGGGAGTAGCCGGCGGTGGTGAAGATCTGCTCGAGGATCGCCGCGGCGGTGGCCTGGTGCTCCTGCCAGCGGATCGCGAACTGGTTCGCCGTGATCCCGCCGCCCTGCCCGCTGGTCGCGCCCGGGCCCTGCGACCCGACCGCGCCCGGGGCGGACTTCAGCGGGGTGAAGACCTCCCGGTCGGCGTCGAAGAACGCCCCCTGCCCCGGGGCGTTGGTGTCGATGAGCTGCTTGTCGACGAAGATGCGGGCCTTGCCCAGGCGGATGTCCCGCATCCACGCCGTGTACACCTCGTCGAGGGCGTCGAACATCGCGTCGATGCCCTCGTAGTCGGAGCGGCCCAGCTGGGACCCGACGGGGTCCTTCCGCCGCACCCTCGTGGGCTTGACGTTGGGCACGTACACGGCCGTCATGTACTCCGAGCCGGTCTCCACCAGCGACTCGGCGTTGACCGTGGCCGCGAGCGGCTGGGTGGCCGGGTGCTCGGTGAGGGGGATGCGGGTGCCGAGCATGGCCTTGTCCGTGGTCACGTACAGGGCGTACTCGATGGTGCCGGGCTCGTGCCGTTCGAGGAGCCGGTACACGCCGGGGGCCTCGTCCAGCGGGGGCAGCTCGGACCAGAACGTGACGCCGGTGAGGCGGCCGAAGCGGAAGTCGGGCACGGCCGCGTCCGGGGCGACGGCCGTGATGAACGGCCCGTCGGGGGCGACGGTCTGGTCCCAGGTGACCCGGTAGAACACCCCGCCGAGGGCGGAGGCGAGCTCGCCGCCCTCGAGGAGGGCGGCGTGGGCGGAGTCGTCGAGGAGCTCCGCGATGCGGGCGTTGACCTTCTTCAGCGTCGAGGCGGGGCCGGTGGGCGGGTCGCCGTCGTCGTCGAGGTCCGCGAGCTCGACCTTGGGCATCTCCCCGTAGAGGACCTGCGAGGACACCCGGGCCATCTCCGACGGGATCGGCACGTGCAGCTTCACCGGCCGCTGGGACTGCTGGCCGGGGTTGGGGGTGCCCATGAAGAACCGCTTGGCCTGGCCCCAGATGCCGGACTGGCGCACGAGGCGGGTGGTGGAGTACAGGGTCTCGAGGGATTCGATGTCGCCGGCGTACCAGGCGTCCATCATCTCCATGTCGCGGTAGGCCTGCTCGTGCGCCCGCGGGGGCCATTGGGTGTTGCCGTTGTCGGGCAGGGACACGCGGGCCTCCTAGGCGGCGGTGATGAGGTCGGACCAGAGGGTCTCGGTCGTGGTCAGGGCGTAGCGGGCGGCGTCGAGGTAGTGGTCGGCGACCTTCACGGGCTGGTCCTTGCCCGCCGCGGCGGCCTTCTCGTCCCAGGAGTAGCCGGTGACCTCTTGGATGAGGCCGCGGCACCGGTCCGAGACGATGAGGTTGTCGTTGGCCAGGAGGGAGGCGGTGAGCTTGACCCCGTAGGAGACGTCGTTGTCGGCGTTGTGCAGGTTCTGCACCCCGTCGAGGTAGAGGCGGGTCTTGAACGAGGCCGCGGAGGGGTCCACGACGGTGTACTCGGGCTCGAGGTGCTGCCCGGCGGGCAGGTGGGGGGTGTGCAGCCATTCGCGGTAGCGGCGGGAGAGTTCGACGTCGTCGAGTCCGTGGCCTTTGGGGGTGCCCCATTCGTCGATGAGGTAGAGGCGGCGGCGGGTCTTGTAGCCGTGCTCGTCGTAGTCGGGGGCGATGCCGAGCAGGAGCGCGGCGGTGGGGTTGTTGGTGCCGTAGTCCATGCCGACGGCGAGGAGGCGTTCCATGCGGGGCAGGTCGGCCCAGGGGGTGACGTGCCGGTCCGGGTCCCACATGGGGTACACGGCCCCGTCCGCGGCCACCCACTCGCCGTTGACGAACCGGCGCAGCCACAGCCCGGTGAACTCCTGCCGTTTCTTCTCCTCGAACCCGGGCGGGTTGTGGAGGTTGTCGGCCATGGTGAAGTGCCAGTGCCGCCACCCGGCGAGCTGGTCGATCCGGTCGAGGAACTTGGCCTTGAACCAGTGCGCCGGGTTGTCCGGGTTCGTGGAGCCGAACAGCTTCGCGCCGGTGACGCGCATGCGGCCGAGTAGCTGGGTGAAGAACTCTTCGGGGATGGTGGTGATCTCATCGACGTAGGCGCCGGCGACGGTCATGCCGCGGATGGTCTTCTCGGCCTTGGCGTCGGAGGCGCCGATGAGGTGGACGCGGCGGCCCATGATGGAGACGGTGGGGGCGCCGACGTTGCCGATGACGGCGTCGGCCATGGCCCCGTAGAGCTCGGTGGTCTGCAGGGGGCCGATGAGGTTGCGCCAGATGGATTCGCGGGTGCGGCCGACCATGACGAGTTCGCCGGTGCGGGGGGCGTGGGCGACGAAGAGGAGCCAGCGGGCGAGGGTGACGATGGTCTTGCCGGACGAGATGCTGCCGTCGCAGACGTTGACGTCGGCGGTGCTGTGGCGGAGGTAGTCGAGCTGCTTGTCCGACATCGCAGCCGTCATGCGTGGCCTCCTACGGCTTGCGGTAGCCGGCGCGGAGGATGCGTTCGGCGATGTGGACTGCGATGAGTCCGGGTTTCACGTCGGCGTCCACACCCCGCACCTGCAGGGCCTGCTCGATGAGGACTGCCAACTCCTCGGATCCTTCGGTCACGGTGGTGTGTCTCCTTCGCGTAGGGGCAGGCCGAGCTGTTCGGCGAGCTGGTCGGCCATCGCCTTCCCCGCCTCCTCCGCCGGCCGCTCCGTCGGCGCCAGGTTCTTCAACGCGGACGTGGCGGAGGTGATGGCGGTGACGACGTTCTTGAGCTCGTCCGAGGGGATGAACGGCAGCTTCTCGAACCGTTCGGCGCCCTGCGCGCCGCGGACCTTCGCATGCCACGCCTGCTGGCCGGTCATGGCGCCGAGGACGTTCTCCTGCAGGCTCTCCAGGATCGCCAGGGCGCGTTCGTGCGCGGCGGCGGTGCGTTCGTTGACGGAGAGGAGGCGGGCCTTGACGGTCGCCTCGGCCTGCACCTGCGGGAACACGCGGCCGGCGTCGGCGACGACACCGGACACGGCGCCGCGGGAGCGGCCGACGGTCTTGGCGATGTCGTTGCGGGACAGTCCTTGGTCGTGGAGGTCGAGGATGTGCTGTTTCTCGTCGGGGGTGAGTTTCCCGGTGGGCGCCATTCCGCCCTCCTGGGGTCGTCTAGGCAGTGAAGGTGTGTGAGGTCCAGCCGTCGGCGAGGGACAGGTCCGCGATGTCCCCCGGCGTCACATCCTGCGGCAACCGCCCGTCGTCGAACCCGCGGAACCCGACCGACTGCCACACCACGTCCACGAGCTGGGAGCAGATGAGCCGGTCGGACCGTTCGATGCGGTGGTTCAGGCCGGGCAGGCGGATGCCGAGGCGCTTGAGCGCGAGGGCGGCGATGTCGGGGAACCCGTACGGCGTCCCCACCAGACCGGCGGCGGCCTCGCCGATCAGGGCCCGCTGCGCGTCCGTCAGGGGCGGGGAGACGATCACGTCCCCC